ACGATATTCAAACTACATTTGGAGGCTCAAATCCCATCGGTATGAATGAATATTATGCCGGCGGAAGTTATGTGCCTAGTTATTGCACCGGATCAAATACAATAGTACCCGCCTCCGGACCTATCTCAATTTATAATTTCTACGGAACTGCGGCGCTATCAACTAGTGATACACAATACGCATCAGCAAGTACCACATCGCAATCTATGTATACATTTACTGTACCAAATTCTTGGAATACTATTACTATCGAAGTGTGGGGAGCAGGGGGATCCGGCGGCGGCGGAGCTCTTGCTACTGTTGTCAACGGTCCTGCCTCTTCTGTATCAGGGTACGGTATGACTACTATGACCGCAAACGGAGGGAATGGTGGTATTGCAACTGCTAGCTCTAGTACCATCGGCGGCACAGGAGGTACCGCAACGGGGGGAAATGCTGCAAATATTACTGGCGGAAACGGCACTAATTCTGTTGTAGGATCAGTTTCGGGTGCAGGAGCAAACGGCACTTCTGGATTAACTATTACTGGAGGAACCGGCGGCGCAGCAGTTAATAGCATAGGTATCGGCGCGGCCCCAGGGAATAATGGTACAGCACCCGGCGCTGGCGGCGGCGGCGAAGCACAAGAAAATGCTGGCGGACACGGTTGCGGCGGCGCCTATCACGACGGCAGCGGAGGCGGCGCCGGAGGATATTGTAGGTCTGTGTTTTCGGGATCTAGTTCCCCTTTTCCTGGAGGCACTGTTTTAACAATTCAGGTAGCCAATCCGCCTGTTAGATCGTCGCTTGAAGGAGTCGGCGGTGCAGGACTTGTGAGAATTGCAGTTACTTAATAGGAGATTTTATGCAAACATATCAGATGACATTTAACGCTACTATCGAATCGATTGATACTGAGCAATTACAGATGATTGTAGAGTACATTGATCCTCACGGACATAATAATATAAGATTAGGGGTCAGATTTTCTCATAATTCAACCGAGGCAGATCTTAAACAATTAATTATCGATCATACTCCGCATTTATTTTTTCATGAACAGAATAAAAAAATTACCGAGATTTCGCAAAAACAAGATGAATTATCTTCTCTCCGATCGTTAGTAGGTTTAGAAATAAATTATAATTTAGAATCTTTTCCCGATAGTGAGGTAATTTAATGCTACTCGATAAGTTATTAGAATTTGATAATCTTAAAATAACTATGTATGATTTTGAATTTGCTGGCGATCTTCTGCCAAATCATCGGCATACTGCAGATGATCAACATATAACAATATGTGTCCGCGGAGAGATCGAAATTGAAACACCCGAATGGATTAAAATTTTAAAAGAAGGTAATATTATACGTTTTCAAAAAAACCAGTGGCATTCGATCAAAGCGTTAACAGACAATGCTAGAGTCTTAAACATCCCAACAGTTAATGTTTAATCAACAAGAATTTATTTTAAGATGTAATCGCGTACAACCGGTGTTGTTCGTAAATGAAATGAAATTATACGTAAGACATGATCGTCAAATTCGATCTTACCTCTATCAACATCTAAATGATAATACTATTCCGTTTCCGGCGTGGGCATATTATTTTCCAGGAGGTCAAGCAATTGCTCGTTATATTTTTGATAATCCCGACGTAGTTACCGATAAAAAAGTTTTAGACTTTGCGTCGGGCTCGGGCATTGCGGGGATATCTGCGTCTATGAATGGTGCTCGGTCAGTAATGTGTGTTGATTCAAATGAGTTATTTGAAATTCCAGTAACAATGAATGCAGCAATAAACAATACCGATGTAAAAACTCTTTGTAAAAATTTAGTAGAAGAGAAAATATATCCCGAGGTTGACATAATTATATCTGGCGATCCTGAACAAAAAGATGATCAAACTAATTGGTTAGCTAACGCTAAACTACACGGCAAAGAAATCTTAGTTGGAAGTCGAGTAGAATTAGATAATAGGTTTGAATTGATTACTTCATATAATGTGCCATGCTTAGATTATATAGAACCAGTTAGTCCGTTGACTATATGGATCTATAAATAGAAAATTCCAAAATATCTCATTTTGTATTACACATTAATTAAATAGATTGATGAATGAGAATAACTTTTTAAACGGGCAAATTCTGGTCTCGCAACCTAGGAATTCAGACTACCATTTTGCCAAAAGTGTTGTATTAATTGCTCAACACAGCTTAACCGGTGCTTGGGGAGTCGTAGTTAATCGACCCTCGAAAGCAGTAACAATGCAAACTATTATGGAAGCTGCGGGAATTGATTATCAAGGACCTGAATTAGTTTATATAGGTGGTCCGGTTGAATCAACTCGAGTTCATGTTATTCACACTTTAGATTGGACCAGTGCAAGCACACTAAAAATCACAGATAAAATTGGGATCACAGGTGATGTATCTATTCTTTCTGCCATTAGCCAAGGAGAAGGTCCTAAGTTATACAGGGCAGGAGTTGGTCTAGCAGTATGGAGTGCGGGACAACTAGATGGTGAACAAAGCGGGTTAGATCCGTGGACAGCTAGTCATCGTTGGTTAACTGCACCTGCTACTGTAGATTTATGCCTCACTGGTGCCGGAGAAGAACAGTGGCAACGGTCAATCGACCGTTGCGTAAGCCACCGTATAGCTGATTTATTTTAATCTTTTTCAGAATTTAATCCAGCAATCATTTCTCGTATTTTTGAGCTACCTGTTGTGGCTCTAACCTTTCCTACATTTATACCTTCAGTAGGATCTCGTATTTCGCCTGTAGTACCGTCGTATTCAACATTTGATTTAATTGTTGAAGTTTTCTTTAAACCTTCATATACACTAGGTTTTGGCGCAGAATTATAAGCTTCTTCTTCTCCTAGATCTCTAATACGCAATGTATCGAGATCAAATTCCAAATCAACTTTTTGTCCAACACCGCTAGAACTACGTGTTTTCATAAACTGAATTTGATAACGGCCTCGTTCCTTCATTGCTCGACTTGTAAAAATACCGATAACATTGTCTGCTGTCTGAATCTTCGAAAGTCCGCCTGAGATGTGACTGTGATCGAATTCGATTTCTTCTACTGCTGCACGGTTAAGCTGAGATGCTGTAACAACAATTGCCTGTGTTTCCATTGCTAGGTTACGCAATTCTTCAGAAACATATTTGTCCTTGACAAACAAATCGCTGGGACTAACTTTAACTGACATTGGCATCATAAGATCCAAGTAGTCAATTAGCAAAATATCCGGTTTAAACCCTTTCTTAACCTGATATTCTTTTAGATATGCTCGAAGATCATTGGCCGTTTTGCCGCTGGGCATGTACTTGATCTGTATGCTACCAGACTGTTTGCCCATCATCTTAACTTTGAGTTCAACATCGTCAAGGTTTTTAAATACCTCACGAGTTGCAACACCGGTTAACATACTATCCATACGCATAGCAACCAATGCTTCACTAAGTTCGAACGTTAAATAAAGAACATTAAGCCCTGCTAATGCCCAGTTACATCCTAGATTTGCAAGGAATAGTGACTTACCACCACCCGATGCTGCACACCAAATGTTAAGTTCGCCACGATTAAATCCGCCGTAAAGCTTCTTATCTACGCTTGGCCAACCTGTGCTAATCTGACCATTGGAATTTTTAAGTCCTTCTAGACGGCCTCGAGGATCTTCAAAGTAGTCTGTACCCATATCTTTTTGTAGTGATATTTGCACAGCATCTTTAATCATCTTCTCAACTGGTCCGTATTCACCTTTTTCCAGTAAATCTGCCGATTTTAGAATCGCTCGTTCTAGGCCTTTATGTCTGGAAAACTGTTCGAATTCGTTCATTAACCATTCATAATTTTCTGCAGGAAGTGCTGCAGGGTTTAATTCCATTCCGCAGCTTGCATTAACAATCTGTGCTTCTGGCATAACCTTGTATTGGTCGACATATGTCTTAATAAACCCTGCAGTTTCTTGGAGTTTTCTATCAAAATTTTCTGGATCAAAAATGTTAGCACAGCGAATAAATGTAATAGCATCGCTCATAAACATTTCTAGATACAATTTTTGTATTTCATAACTATAATTAGGTGTTGCGTTGTTGTTCTTCTGCATATTTTTCTATTCTTTTCCTCATCATAGTCAGTTTTATTTCACCATGTTCTCGATATTTTAATATAGTGAAAAGCGTATATACTCTGCCAAATTTACGCACAGCATCCGCAACGTCCTTAACGTCATCTCCCCAATCGGGCAAACTCGCAGACCATCCTTGAGCTATTGCTGTGTTCAACATCTTAGATCCGGGTAAATCTCGATCTGGAACAAGGATCACTTCTTTGCCTAACGAATTTATCCTCATTAGCTGAGTCTCATTAATTTCATTGCTCATAACAGCAACGCCGTCTACTGTGATTGCATCGATCGGTCCTTCGACAACAATTACATAACGTCGGTTATAATTTTGTTCATCTAAATTGAACACATAACTAGGCTGTGCTGACGTTAGGTATTTAGGTTTACCCTCAGTTATTTTACGAGCAGTCCAACCTACTATTTTCTTTTCATGATAATACGGTATGATTAACCGATCTTGATATCCAGGTGCATCAGTCCACATCCACTTATACCAATCGAGTTGCATTCCTCTATCTAAAACATAGGCGATTGTAGCAAGTAAATTTTCATCTTCGCAGCCCTCGTGTACCCATTCGGCAAAAGTCTTGCTATTTTGAGGCAAATCCTTAGGTTTTAGGACAAAATCTAGGGTCTTTTCTGCTGGTTTGAGGTCGTTTTTGACCCGAATTACCTCCAAAGAAAGTTTCTGTACCTCACTATCAGGAACTCCTAACCATAACATTAAACTACGTGTGTTATTAGTTAATACGTGACCAGGAGTCCAGCCTGCTTTAAAGTTGCAATTAAAACAATGAAATGTAAATCCGTCGCCTTTGAAGATAACACCACCGCGTTTTTTAGTATCACGAGTTTCGCCACGATGGATACAGCAGGGGGCATCGAAGCTTTCCCAGCCAGTAGGTGTCATCTTACGATCACTCGGCAAGACGGCCTGTAAAGTAGCCACTATTAGGTTCATTCTACTATTTTAGCTGAAATATGAGAACATGTCAATAAATCCATTTGGAAATTTGTTCATTTCTGAACCAATAGGATTTCCAGTTGGATAATAGTTAACACCGAACGCATCGTTAAATGGTTTTACTGAGAATCGAACTGCGGTTACTACAGTGTTCCATGAAAGCTGAATTGTTGCTTGTGTAGGAGTTGCTGATACGTAATTAGTAATAGTAAATGCCTCGGCATTGGCTTGGCCTGCCGGACTCGGATTGTTATCTAGCGTCCCTTGTACAGTAATCGTACCGGCAAAGTTATTCAAATTAATTGAAACACATTGAGTTGAGCTAGTAGTCATTGCACTCGGATATGGGCGCAACCAGCCTGTGAAGAAAATATAACCCAAATTGTTAATATCATAGTCGTATTCTTTGCCTGCTTCGAGTTGAGCTCGATTAACAGTTTGTACTGGGAATCCGATCGGATAGCCGTCTTCTTGAATTTCAATATCTCCTGCAATTCCGTAGTAGGTATTTGCATAAGCAGGAGTAAAAGTGCCGTCATTATTTGCTTGTTTGACTACAATTTTATAACTAGCAGCAGTTAAATTAATAGTATCTTGTGGATCTAATTCTAATTTTGCTACGCCTCTTAGTGCAAGGGTATTAAATGTTACTGAAGTTGCAGTAGTTATGAGATAATTTGTCGGTTTACTCAAAGTTACAGTGTTGGTTGTTACGCCAACTACTGTAGAATTAATAGGAATGCCGAAGCCAGATGCAGATTGACCAACAGTAATTTTACTAGTATCGGCAAAATTAAGCAATGTGTTAGTCGAGGTTTGCGCTTGAGAAACAGCGAAAGTTACAGTGTCATCTATAATAGTTAACGGTTTAGTAAGAACAAGTTGTCTGCCATAGGAATCGATTAAATCGAACCAATAATTACTAGAGGTCGATAATGATACAGGTTTTTGATCGGAGTTTTTAAATTGGATTTGAATATAATCCTTAAATCCTTTTTGGATTTTTAGCTTTCTCTGGTACATAATCTGATTGATTCCCCTGTTTTGGTCCAGATCCAATATTACGTCGAATTGATTTGAATATAAATAGACTGGTAACTTGTTCATAGCATTATATTTATTGAAAAATGAAACATAACAAAACAGAAGAATTCCAACAGAATTTCCCCTTTATTACCTGCATTCAGTGTGGCGATGAAGAATATGTCGGCATCATTATTAACAATGATATGCAAGTAACTAGCATCTATGATTATTCATTGCTTAAATCAGATGATGATAAGCAACGATTCTTAGAATTAGGCGAAGTATGGTGGTGGGAGTCGAATCGTAAGATTCCTATTAATATATTTTTAAAGCTAGATATGACCCCATACCGTCCTATCATTAAGACATTTAATAGTAAAGATGTAAACATCATATTCGGACCTACAGTTAATCTAAGCGAAATAGCTGAGAAACGAATTAAAAGAAAATCTATTCAACTCGTTCGTAACCCTAACAAGAAGATTCGCTAAATTTCTGACAGAGTAAGTTCATGTGAACTACTACTACCATTGCGTAGCTGATTGCATGAGATCGCTTGAAGTAATAGCTTCCGTCGACGGGTTTTGTCCAAACCTCACTCATAATTGTCGACCAATCTTTTCCAATCAAATGCCTCTTAGCCGGACGAATCATCGCTAGCACAGCAGCTAATTGTTCTACAGAGGTAGGGCAAGTCTTTTTCAAAATATCTCCGTGTCCGTTTAGGTGAAATAGTAGATTTACGAAATCATCCTGTTTTAACAAATCCCATAATGGTTCTTGCTCCATTAGTTTTTGTAAGTGTGCTTCGTTTTGAATATCTTTATATACATTGACATTTAGAAAGTCGATCTTAAAATATCCACGCTCTTCTGCTTCATTATACTCGATTGCAGATAAACCTGTGAGAGGATTAACTGGAATTTCATGACAATATACACCTGTATTATGCTTCTTGTTACCGTTAATCATTGCCGGAATATGTGGTATAATTGATAGCACTTCGTCTCTGTTAGCAAAATCTAAATCAACGTCTGGCATTATTTTCGCCTGATTTTGCGAGCTTATGCAGCATCATATATTGATCGTAGGCTTTTTGCACTGTAGGATATTTCTCTCTTATCGCTTTATCTGCGTTTTGCCGTTCAATATAATGATTGAAAACATCCATACTACCTGTGTATTTCATACTCTCTTCTACCCGTTCATAGAAGTCTACCAATGCTTCTAATGCACTTTCGGGAATTTGAATAGTATGTAGAATTTCAGTTTCGTAGTGAGTTGGCATATTGTTGATATCATCATATCGATAATAAGTGATATGTTTCGGATAGGAAGGTGTCCTGCGGTTAGAATCGACAATGGTCATTCGCCATCTAGATAAAAATTCTCTGGCTTTATTAAGTGTAGTCATGCTATTCCGGTCTCTTTGCATATTTCTTTAACTAACGCAACATCTGCTGGCGTTTCTCTAAAACGCTTTACCCAATGCGGCATGTCTAATGCTGGAGCTATCATATCTAGTTGATCGTCACTAAACTTACTCAACATTTCCTTGCCACTGCGGCAATTTAACATTACCCAACAACTGATTTTTCCATTTTTGATATCATGTACTGCACGATTTAAATTAACATAGTTAAAATAATGTGTATAATTTGCAGAGTTAACTTCTCCCCATTCGATCATTGTAGCAATAGTACGCTGTACCGCAGCTTCTACAGGTTCTACTTTAAGCATATCATAAAGATATTTTTCATAAAGTTCGTCTCTGCACCAATGATCTAACTTTACTCCGCTTTTAATAACATAATCAATAAACTTATCGGGATAAAGAGGATTAACATTATTGACAAAGCTACCAAACTTGACGAAAGCATTATAATAGCTAGTTTTGCAAAATTCTTCATAACTTTTTTTCTTCTTTGCATTTTGTGTAAGTTGGAAAAATCTATTGAATGCCATATAACCAGCCTGGACACGCTTCTCATCTTTTTGAAGAGCACGACGCTTCTGCTCACAGAGGTGGGATATGAGTGTGCGCTCTTTCATAAAACTCTTGCCGCAATGCACACAGTTAAATGGTTGTGCCTCTAAATTGATCACGGTTTAGAATTCTCATAGTTTTTAACCATGCGATATAACGGGTCTTGTTCAATAATTAACAACCGTTCGGGGAATCTAATATGAACTTTACTATCATCGAGATAAATTTTTCCATCTTCGATTCTTGTCACAGTACAGATTGCGAGGTCTGTGCTACTACGACCAACTGATATTGCGCGAGCAACTTTACATCCTAAGTTGAATGCAAATCCTAGTTTATCCTTCATTATTCATATTCCTTGCGCTGCTTTTTATCAAAGCCCATTTTGTCAAATAATTCATTTTTATCAGTTTTGGTCATCATACTGGCCATTAACTTGATATCTTCGAGTTTCATTGCTGGATAAATTTCTGCCAACAGCTTTTCAATCTTAACTGCTTTTTCCTTAGTTCCAGCTTTAAGATACGGATGATATACTTTAATTCCGCCGCCGCAACTTGCAAAAAGTTTCCACAATAGTGCTTTATGATTCTTGCTTAATATCCAATGATCTTTATTAACTAGCTCATTAGTCATCTCTAGGAACCATTCCTGCAACTCTTGATCGCCCTCTACATTACTGACATATCGCATTAAAATATAGGGACTGAATGATTTCTTCTCTTCGTCGGTGAGTTTATCATAGAAATTATAATTCCTAAGATCGACCCCCGCTAATTCTCGTTTGATATCTAATGCCATATTCAGTTCCTATTATACTAATTTTATGTTAGATTTACAATCTGTGATTTGACCAAATTGATTTCGTCATTGATTGCAAGACGCTTTTTCTTAAGATGTGTAATATCTGTATCTTCGAAATGCCCGTTTGATTCCATTAAATCAATCTGTCGATCTAACACGGCATGCTTTTCTTGTAGGTGATTAATATGATGATTGAGTTTTTCTTTAGTAAGCATTAGTTTACCTTTCTTTTACCAGCAACGGGTATAGTGTACCAGCTCACACTGGCGACTAACTTCTTTAACAAAATATGCACAGATTGGATTTTCTCCGCCGTGCAATGGGGCACATAAAAGTTGTCCTGGTTTCATTTTAGGAAAATACCATTTAACATCTTGATAGACATTAATGATATCAATGTCATAGAATTCTGGTCTAAATGAGCTTAACGGATTAAATGTAAAAGTCTTAAATCCGCGATCGTTTAAACTAGTCAATGGTAACACTTCTAATTCCGGACCTGCCGGGTCGCCTACAATAGTACACCAATCTAGAGGCATAGTGATTTCATGTTTGCCTATTCTTAGTACCACTGCCGGGCCTGTAAATGATTCTAAAAATATCAGCGGCAAAAAGAAATAATCTGGATTTTGATTATCGCTATTGTCGAGCACCGCAAATCTAAGATCGTCATCTACAATATCTGGTAAATCATTTAGGAAAAACGTTTTGTTTTCTAATGTAAGGATTTGAATGTTAATTCTCCATAAATAATATATAAATTGCAACCATCCATTGTACGGAGATTATTAAGTGTTTCTGCAAAATAAATATTCTAGTGTATATAATAGCATAATCGAACGAGCTAAGTCAAGAACATTATCTCCTGGTACT